CCCAATGATTATGGAGTTTGTAAATGAACAGTCATGATGATGTTAAAGTTTTTATGGAAGCATGTGGTCAAACTGAAACTGGGTTCGGTAACCAGTCAGAGCTCTATATGGAATTGATTACAGAAGAATTTAAAGAATTAGTTGACGCATATCTAGTTAAAGATATTGTTGAAATTGCAGATGCTTGTCGTGATTTGATTTGGGTTATTGAGGGTCTAGAACACACTCTAAATATCCCGCAACAAGAAGTCTGGGATGAAGTTGCAAGAAGCAATCTTCAGAAGGTTGATCCGATTACAGGTAAGGTTCTCAAGAGAGAAGATGGCAAAGTCATGAAACCAGAAGGATGGACACCACCAGACATTAAATCAATTTTTGAATAATAATAAGAATAGCGAGAGAGAAATGGAAGAATATCTTGGATTACAAATTGATCTGGAGAAAGATAAACTATTTGATGAACTTGGCATCAAACGATTGCATGAATCATATATGAGAGAAGATGAATCTTCTCCTCAACACCGTTTTGCCTTTGTGTCAAAATCATTTGGTTCAAATCCAGAACATGCACAGAGACTATATAATTATGCTAGCAAACATTGGTTATCCTATTCAACTCCAATTTTATCATTTGGTCGTAGTAAGAGAGGACTTCCAATCTCCTGCTTTTTAAACTTTATTGAAGACACCGCGGAGGGACTCGTTGATAACTTATCTGAAACCAATTGGCTTAGTATGTTGGGTGGTGGGGTTGGCATTGGCTTTGGTATTCGTTCCGCTGATGATAAGTCTACGGGTGTTATGCCACATCTCAAGATTTATGACTCATCATCTCTTGCGTATCGTCAGGGGCGCACTCGTAGGGGGTCATATGCTGCTTATCTCGATATTTCGCACCCCGACATAATTTCTTTCCTTGAAATGAGGAAACCTACGGGTGATCCTAATGTTCGATGTTTGAATCTGCATCATGGAGTTAATATTACAGATGATTTCATGCAGATAATTGAAAACTGTATGATTGATCCTGATGCAAATGATGATTGGGAACTAAAAGATCCGCATTCAGGAGAAGTAAGAGAGATTGTATCTGCCAAGCATCTGTGGCAGATGATTATAGAAATCAGAATGCAAACAGGTGAACCGTATCTACATTTTATTGATACTAGTAACAGACTATTACCACAGTTTTTGAAGGATAAAGGACTAAAAGTAAACCAGTCTAATTTATGTTCTGAGATTATTTTACCAACAAACGAAGAGAGGACAGCGGTATGTTGCCTATCTTCATTGAATCTGGAATATTTCGATGATTGGAAGAACGATACTAATTTCTTGCGTGACGTTGCTGAAATGCTTGATAATGTGCTTCAGTATTTCATTGATAATGCTCCTGATACTATCTCTAGGGCACGTTATAGCGCTCAACGGGAACGCTCAATTGGTGTTGGTGCTCTTGGCTTCCATGCCTATCTGCAACGCAATAGAATTGCTTTTGAAGGTGTTATGGCCAAGGTTGCAAATAACAGAATTTTCAAACACATTAAAGAAGGGTTAGATATTGCAAATCTAGAACTTGGTAAGGAAAGAGGAGAAGCACCTGACGCTGCTGGTACAGGTCGTAGATTCTCACACACCATGGCAATTGCACCAAATGCTTCTTCTTCTATTATTATGGGCAATACATCACCCAGTATTGAACCATATCGTGCAAATGCTTATAGACAAGATACTCTTTCTGGAGCATTTCTTAATAAAAATAAACATTTGGATAAAGTTATCCAAGAATATCTACAAAAAGGTAATCCTGATAATGGAATCAATAGGGAAGAGTTGGATAGTATCTGGTCATCTATCATTGCTAATGATGGTTCGGTTCAACATTTAACTTGGATGGACGATCATACTAAAGATGTATATAAAACCTTTATGGAAATTGATCAACGGTGGGTTATTGAATTAGCTGCCGATAGACAGAATTGTATTGATCAGTCACAGTCGTTGAATTTGGGTTTTAGACCTGATGCTCACATTAAATATGTACATGTTATGCACTTCATGGCATGGAAGAAAGGTGTAAAGACTCTCTATTACTGCCGTTCTGAAAAGATTGGTAAAGCAGATAAAGTATCTAAAAGAATTGAAAGGGAAGTTATTAAGGAACTTGATATGACACAGATTGCTCAAGGCAACGATTGTATCGCTTGCGAGGGATAAAATGAAATCGAAATATAAATTAACTGAAGAAAGGGCTTACTTTAAGCCCTTTAATTATCCTTGGGCATATGATGCCTGGTTAAAACATGAACAATCCCATTGGTTGCACACTGAAGTGCCAATGTTGGAAGATGTAAAAGATTGGAAAAAGAAATTAACAAATGAAGAAAAACACTTCCTTACTCAAATTTTTCGTTTCTTTACTCAAGGAGACATTGATGTTGCTGGTGGTTATGTCCGCAATTACCTCCCTTATTTTCCTCAGCCGGAAATTCGTATGATGCTAACTGGCTTCGCAGCCAGAGAATCATTGCATATTGCAGCTTACTCACATCTGATCGAAACTCTTGGGTTGCCAGAAACAACGTACAATGAATTTCTAGAATATGCAGAAATGAAAGAGAAACATGACTATGTTATGGAACTTTCATCTAGAAATGGTACTAAAGAGAATACAGCTAGACATATTGCAGTATTCTCGGCCTTTACAGAAGGTATGCAATTATTTTCTTCTTTTATTATGTTGCTTAATTTCCCGAGACATGGTAAAATGAAGGGTATGGGACAGATTGTGACTTGGTCTATTGTTGATGAAACACAGCATGCCGAATCAATGATCAAATTATTCAAGACCTACATAGAAGAGAATCGTGAAATCTGGAATGACGAATTGAAGTCTTCAATCTACACGGTTGCGGAAAGAATGGTTGAATTAGAGGATAAGTTTATTGATCTTGCTTTCTCGACTGGTGCCATGGAAAACCTAACACCAGAGGATGTCAAGAAATATATTCGTTATATCGCTGATCGCCGTTTGATCTCTATGGGACTCAAAGGCATCTTTAAAGTAAAAAAGAACCCTTTGCCTTGGGTAGAGGAAATGATTAACGCTCCTACACACACCAATTTCTTTGAAAATCGTGCAACAGATTATGCAAAGGGTGCTTTATCTGGAAATTGGGGAGATGTATGGGCACATTAAAAAGGAAGAATAATGTCACTACACAAAACTATCAATGGAGAATGCGAGAATTGTGAATCTACATTTTTAATTAATTACACTGATATGCTAGCTTCTAAAGAATATCCAGAATATTGCCCGTTTTGCGGCGAACCCATCGATGAATTGTCTGAAGACTATATAGAGGAGTCTGAAGATGAATTTGACGATGAGGAAACATGGCATTAGAATGGAAATTTAACAACGAAGTATTCACAGAAGAAATGATTGGTGATAATTATGGATTCGTCTATATTATCACCAACATCACATCAAACAAAAAATACATTGGAAAGAAATTCTTTTACTCCACCCGAACTAAACAAGTAAAGGGTAAACGAAAGAGAGTGAAGGTATCCAGTGATTGGCAAACTTATTATGGATCAAATGCGGAATTACAAAATGATGTTAAGACATTAGGTGAAGAAAATTTCTCTAGGGAAATCATACACCTATGTAAAACAAAAGGAACATGTGGTTACCTAGAAGCGAAAGAACAATTTATTCGTAATGTACTTGAAACTGATGACTATTATAATTCATGGATTATGGTCCGAGTCAGACAATCACACATAAAAGGTATTTAAATGTTACAATGTTTCGAATCGTTCCGTGATGCAGAATATGACTGTCTCACGTTTATGCCCACAGAAGACAACTCTGTTAAAATTGAAGCTGGTCGACTATCTGAACCAGGAGAGAAGTTGGGTGGAAGTTCAATGGGCGATTCTTGGGAAATCATCCTCTTTAAAGAAACCGAAGATGGCATATCACATATTGATCACTTTAAGGCTATTTTAGGATGTCCAATGGAATATGCTTCATTTCTCATTCCTGCTGGTTGGTATGGGTTGATAACTAAGTGGACAACCACATCAGATGATATCACCTCCGACCTCTTGGAGAAGTTAAAGTCTTATGCTTGACAAATGACGGTCACTGTGTTATCATGGTGACCTCAATCAAATAAGGATGATATAAATCATGATTTTAGTTGACCTAAATCAAGTTCTTCTTTCTGGTCTAATGGCTCAAATTGCTGGAAAGAAGAACGTCAAACTCGAAGAGGATCTTATTAGACATATGATCCTCAACATTCTACGCAATCATATCAAAACTTTTAAATCAGAGTATGGTGAAGTTGTCCTTTGTTGTGACAACCGTAAATACTGGAGAAAAGAGTTCTTTCCATTCTATAAAGCCAGTCGCAAAAAGAATAGAGAAAAGTCTAATCTAGACTGGCATCTTATCTTTGATATGTTGGCCAAATTTAAGAATGAACTGAAAGATAACTTTCCTTACAAGGTCATTGATGTTGAAGGTGCAGAAGCTGACGATATTATTGGCACTCTTGTTCCTAGGCACATTGCACATGAGGACATAGTGATTATCTCCAGTGACGGAGACTTCTTACAGTTACAAAAATACAACAAAGGTAAGTATACTGTAAAGCAGTACAATCCTTCACAGAAGAAGTTCATCAAGTCTGAGAATCCAGAACTTGAACTCAAAGAAAAGATCATCAGTGGTGATAAGGGAGATGGTATTCCAAACATCTTTTCACCAAGTGACTGTTTTGTAAGAGAAATTCGTCAGAAACCCATTACAAAGCCTACCATGTCCAAACTGTTAGAAGAGGACATTAGCAATAACTCAAGTGAATATGTCAAGTCTGGTTTTAGTCGTAACCAAACACTAATTGACCTTTCTTTTATCCCACAGGAAATAAAAGAAAGAATTATAAATAATTATGAAGAGAACAAACCAGCCCCTAAACAGAAACTTTTTAATTACTTTGTTGAAAAGAAATTAATGAATCTAATTGATAGCATTGGTGATTATTAATGAAAAACATCTATGAGGTTTTTGATGAGTTTGAGATTGCTGACACTAAGCAAGAGCGACTACAGGTCATTGAACGAAATCTTTCTCCACTTCTAGTGGAAGTCCTACGCCTCACATTCCACCCTGCTTTCCAATGGAAAGTAAAAGACTATCCATACAATTACATCACAGATTGGCAAAAATCAGGTGGATTGGCAGAATGCCAGCTGAATACTGAACTCAGAAAGTTGTATATGTTTCAGTGTGGCAACCATACAGCAGAGTCACTTAATCCCAGAAAGCAAAACGAACTACTAATTCAACTTTTGGAATCTCTAGAACCAAGAGAAGCTGAAGTTGTTGTCGGAATTTTCAGAAAAGATCAGGGAGTTGAAGGATTGACATATGAATTCGTCAAAGAAACATTTCCTCAACTATTACCTTAACGTGTCGGGTATAAAAATAAAGACATTTAACTAACGGAGTCAAAAAGGTGTCTAAAAGCATTGCAAAATCTCGTAAAAAGTGGTTTGAAGATGATTATGAAGAGTTTGATCGTACATTTGTAAGCAAAAATAAGAAAAAAATTGAAAGTGTTGAAGTTAAACGAACAAAAAATCACACTTTTACGAAAATGAAGCACATGTCAACTGATCAATTAATGGATTTCTACGACCGAGAAGAAGAACTCTATTAATAACGAGAAAATTGATGTTTATTGAAGAAAATGACGATGAATTAACTGAAGAAGAGATGGAAATTCAACTTGAGTCATATAGAATGATGCAAAAACTCGCTCTAGAGGGTAAAACTATCTACACTTTTGACCAAGAATGGTTGATGTAATGTCTGGAAAGACCTATAAGACAAAAATTAAACAAAATTATGATGTAAAAGGTGGTTATTTTTATTATATTGAACTTCCCGATGAGTTAATACAAGAACTAGGATGGAATGAAGACTTAAAACTTGATGTTGTTGTTAAATTGGGTGAAAAAAAACAACGTGATGCTGATCACCAGAGCTTGACTTTTTCACCTGTATGTGATAAAATGTTTCCGTAAACACGGAGATTATGTTATGTTACTTGAATCTAAATCACTTCTCGCTAAACTAATGGCTACGGAGAACCTTGTTGTTGAACAACGCAAGGTCTCCACAGCCATGTTCGACACCGTTAGTCGAGTTCTTGTTGTTCCTATCTTGAACAACAAAATTCCCGCACACACTTATGACCTTTTTATGGGTCATGAAGTAGGTCATGCTCTCTGGACGCCACCGAATGGACATGAAATTCGTGAAAAATATGGTGTTCCGCATAGTATTGCCAATCTCGTAGAAGATTCCCGTATTGAACGTAAGATCAAGTACAAATATCCTGGTCTGAAGAACTCTTTTGTTCGCGGATACAAGGACCTTCTTGATCGTAACTTCTTTGAAACAAAGGGAGTCAACATCAACACAATGAAATTCGTTGATCGTCTGAATCTTCATTGTAAAGGTGGTGCTTTCCTGAATGTTCAGTTCACTGAACAAGAAATGGAACTCGTAAGAGCAGTGGAATCTACTGAAACTTATGATGATGTAATGGTTGTTTGTCAGAAAATCATTAAGTTCATCAAAGAAACCACCAAAAAACAAGAAACAGTTCAACTTCCTATGCTGATTGATGATGAGGAAGAAGATGATCTGTCTGATTTGATCATGCACGATGATGAAGAAGATGATGATGAAGTTGAGGATGACGGAAAATCAGAAACGGCCGAAGAGGAAGAAGATGATTTTGAAGGAACCGGCGAAGTTTCATCGAGTGATGAAGTGGAAACCGAAGAATCTGAAGAGGATGAAGAGGATGAAGAGGATCCTGAAAACTCCAATGAAGATTCAGACGAAAAAACCGGTTCTGATGATGTAATTGATGAGGAAATCGAGGAACTTCTTGAATCCGAAACAGATATGGCTTATAAAAACAATGAATATAAGCTTTTTTCACAAAAATCATTAGATTATACTTATGCAAACATTCCGAAATTGACGGCAGAACAAACTGTTGTTGATTTCAAGAAGGTTTATGAAATGTATGAAGGGTATAAGAATAAAGTGTATTGGAAAAATAATTACAATCCTTATGACTACGAAGGCTTCAAGACTCTGCGTGATGAAATCAAGACGGGTGTTTCATATCTTGTAAAAGAATTTGAAATGCGTAAGTCTGCGGACCAGATGAAGAAGGCATCTACTGCAAAAACAGGTGACCTGAATCTTAAAAAGATTTATTCACATGAATTTAATGAAGATATCTTCAAGAAAATTACTGTTGTGCCTGGTGCAAAGTCTCATGGTCTGGTAATCTTCCTAGATTGGTCTGGTTCTATGACCACACACATACAGAATACTCTAAAGCAACTGTTCAATATTGTAATGTTTTGCAAGAAGGTGAATATTCCTTATGAGGTATACACCTTTACCAATCCAGCAACACCACAACTTGAATTTGCACAGAAAAAAGTACCTGGTGATCTATTGATGGATTACTTCTGTTTGCTGAATGTTCTTTCTTCTAGGATGAATGCGGCACAATTCTCCAAGGCGGCTGCGGCATTGGTGTATGTGACCACACCTAGGAGAGAATATTATAGTGAAAAGATCATTCCTGATATCTTCTCTATGAATGGAACTCCACTTAATCAAACGATTGTGTCTGCAATGGAAATTGTTCCTGAGTTCCAACGTAAGTATGGACTACAGGTAGTTAATACGATCTTCCTGACAGATGGTGAGGGTGACGCTGGTCTGGATATCATTGACGATGATACCAGTAAAATTAGAATTGGATCTTGGAATTATAGAAACAATTCTCCCAATACTTTGATCATTCGTGATCCAGTTACTAAGTATTATGAGAAGGTTGATTATACCTCCTCAAGAACCATTACTTCTGCATTTATCAAGTTGTTCAAGTATAGAGCTAAATGTAACATCGTAGGATTCTATATACTTTCTCCTTCGGAGTTTAAGGGTTATATACAAAGACAATTTGGTAACAAAGGAGTTAGTCTCGACGATACTCAGGACATTAGAGCCAACTTTAGTAAGAATAGTTGTGCAGTTATTAACAATGATGGTTTTGATGAGTATTACCTCTTGAAAAGTGTAAGAGGTGATAATGAAGAACCTGAATTGGTGGTAAAAGAGAATGCTTCTAACAAAAGTATGGCCAATGCATTCACTAAGTATAACAACAAGCGAAATACTAACCGAATTGTACTGAACCGTTTCATTAACATGATTGCATAGGAGAATATGTCTAAGTATAAAATTAAACTGTCCGATTCTTCTGGTCTGTCTGCCAATGTGGTGTATGTCCGAGAGGATGCATCACATAAGGTAGAGTATTATGACCATGAAAAATTAGTAGGTGAAAATTACTTTAACACTGAAGTTGAGGCTACAACGTCAGCAAGCCTTTTTATTAACGGAGAACAAAATGGAAATCATTTCAACATTTTCTAACGGCAACTACGAAGCACAGATTGCCAAAACATTCGACAACCTGTATAATATCACCTACATGATCGACGGTAAGGTCATCAAGAAGACCAACCATACCTCATTGACAGCGGCAGAAAACATTGCCGAAGACTTTATCCTGGATGGTGGTTCTGATCCCCAGTTCCTTAATGATTAACTCCTAAGCGCCCTCCCGGCTTTTATATTATGATGAACAATCTCTTTGAAATCTCTCCACAAACATTGAACCTGTTCTCGTTCATGCTTGGAATGACCTTTGCGTCATTCCTTTCATGGTACCGTAGAACTGCGTTCATGTATGTGGTTGGATACTTCATGGGTCTCGCATTATATTACGGTACGATTAAACCGAATTATCCAGAGATTTCAAAGAATTCACCGAATACATTTCAACAAATACCGAGACATACAAAGTGAATGACTAAAGTTTATTGTGTTTTTATTTCCAGAAGATACAGTTATATTCCTCCAGAGTTACAAAAAGTATTTGATAATCCCGAGTCTGCCACTGAATATGCTGATTGGTTAGGCAAAGGACTAGAGAAACAATCACCCTATAAGATAGAAGTAAAAGAGTATACCCTACATGATTAAGGTTTTTATTGATACAGAATTTAATGAGTTTCAAGGTGAACTTATTTCTATGGCTCTGGTTGCAGAGACCGGCGAAGAGTTCTATGAAGTTCTTCCGTGTGAGAAACCAGGTGTCTGGGTATCACAACACGTTATGCCTTTCCTAGAGAAAGAACCGATTACTAAAGAGTTGTTTCAGGTCAAGTTACAGAACTTCCTAATCCAGTTCATGGGTCGTGGTGGACTCACTATAGTTTCAGATTGGCCTGACGATATCAAGTATTTCTGTGAATCACTGATTGTTGGTCCAGGTGTCGCTATCAGTCACCCACCCATGGGATTTATTCTGGATCGTAACCTTTCCAGTGGTCACAGTAAAGTACCACATAACGCACTGTATGATGCTCGTGCTATTGCTGATATGTATCTGAGTAAAGAATATGGTCACTAAGAAACGTAAAGGTATTACATTCATCACCTATAAGAATGCTGGTAAGTCCATCAGTAGAAACTGTAAGACTGGTAAAACAACTGTGAGAAAGAGTAAAAAGAAATGAACGAACGAATTAAAAAACTTGCTGAACAATCTGGATTCTATTTCTATGATCATCATGATATTGGTGGTGAGGACATGGGAGAAACTATAGAATCTGATAGTTGGGAAGCCGCTGAGAAGTTTGCTGAGTTGATTGCAAGAGAATGTCTGTATGAAATGGAGAATACCTCTAGTGGTGACTTAGACTTTGCTATCTGGAAGATCAAGAAAGATTTTGGTATTGAATGATGAACGAACAAATAAAGAAGATTTACTTTGACCAATTTGTACAAAACAAACCCGACCATATTGATATTAGAATGGAAAGATTTGTTCAGGGTATTCGCAATTATATCTATTTGGGTATGGTAGAAGATGCAAAACTTTATGCAAATAAAGGAAACTATCTTGAATCAGGTATTATTCTGAAACAGGCAGAAAACATTAAAGATTTTTATTTTAGTGATTATTAAAGAATGATTAACTACTCAACAAACTGGATGGGTCCGATAAACCCCAACTGGTTAAAAACCCATGGTGAAGGCTGGGCTGCCGGCCGTATCGATATTAGTGGTATAGAAGATGATCCATATGGATCTGAAATAGGTTTACCTATAATGTCAGTTGAAGATTGGAATATTTTTTCTGAATGGTTGAAGAGGTTTACAACAGAAGAAGTTTATACTCTTGAACAACTGGTATCAGAATATGAAAAGAATAACCCCAAGATAACATGGTTTGTACATGATTGAATACTCTGCGAGTGATTGTACTATCTGTGGTGCTGAAGGTACTGTTACCGAATATACAAGACAAAATGACTCTGAATATAAGAATGGATATTTCAAAGGTCTTCTGATTGATTACTCAAAATGCTCTGCATGTGGCTCTGAGTTTGCGACACCAGAGCAGATAAACAGAAATGCTTGGAGAGCCAGAGAGAGGATGGAAGAGGTGACACAGAAGGCACTAGAGAGGAACTCTGTGTTCAATAAACCAGAGTACCGAGGGACCAAACCGATCCATGTCTGGATTGATGAGTGGGCCTTAGAGTCGCTTAGAGAGAGGGATAGAGCGATTACTCTGAGAAAGAAACTGTATGGTAAACCTACGAGAAAAGGAAACAAATGGAAGAGAAAGATCCTGAGTGGATATTGAAACTCAAAGAGTATGCGAAGACTCTCCCTGCCGCAAACTTAGAGGCTATTCTGGAATCTGATAGAAACTCTATTGGTATTGTGAAAAACCCTGAGACAGGTACCTGGGAATTTCCTACCTGGAAAAAATTTTAGTATTAGAAAATTCGAAATCCTTCTGGTAGCCACAGAAAATAAAAAATTGGAAAAAAGAGTTTGACCAGGTGGAGCTTTTTATTGCTACGCTCGCCTTCGGCTCGCCCATCATCCATTATATCACAGTCAAAACACACTGTCAAGCACTATATTATCGCCCTGGCTATTGCCATTCGCTCTTTTTTATGATATCCTCCTCCACAAGCAGACAAGACCACGACTGATATTCTCTTATAAACCAGACTCGCCCTGGTTTGCACCTCTCATAAGCAATCGTTATGAATAATCTCACTGCAACCGCTTGCCATCCACCCTGGTTTGTGAGACAATCCTCCCATAG